CCAATTTGTATCTGGGGAAAGAACCTCATTCTAGAGGATTGGGATAGAGTTTATGGCTCTGAGCTGTGCCATGCCTCTACCCCCAGGGCAACCAGCCTTTCCTTAGGCTGTGGACGCTGCGTAACGCCGCTAGACCAATTTGTATCTGGTCTGGGGGCCTCCGTAAAGTACTGGAGTAACGCAGTGTGGTCGTCGATCGGCGTCTTCTCGCAGACGGCTGAGATGCCAAAAGCGAGGAACTCCGTCGTTTGTGTATTGCGATTCAGCCGCATCCGCAGCTGCGATCCGCCGTACCTCGCGCCTGGTAAGGGCGCGACAAACGATTTAAGACCGACGCATCCCGAGTCCATTGGTAGCAGCGCCACACCTTTTGTACGGGTGCGACGCGGCAAGGTCGACGCGACTGCATTGCTGGTATTAACCATGTACCGGCGGTAGAAGTTGTTTGAGACCTCCACTGCAGCTGCTATAGACTCAGGACGACTCGCGTAGAGAGGGCCTTGATAATATGCAGGGGTTACGTCTTCCCCAGCATAACAGTCAACCCCACATGACTCTCTGAAATATCCGTTCCAGAAAGTCTTGTCACGGTTGATTTGGAAATCAAGCATCTCCAAACCCCTCTCCACCAGCTCCCGACTGTCAACGGGGACTATGATGTCATCCCCGAAGACGGCCACGTTCCCTTCTAGGCTCAAGATTCCTCTGAGCGTAGGCCGGCACCGGCGAGTAGCCAGTACGGCAGCCAAGACGATCGAGAGAAACATCAAACTTTCGACAGGGAACGTGCAGGCGCTACCCATCGTGCTGAATTTCTTCAGCTCGACGACGTGATTTACGTCAGCTACGTCATCTTCAATAACGACGTAGCGGGTTCGTGTTGCGCGCAGGGCATTCAGCAATCCCAGGTTTCCCCGGAACAGCTGGCCCACGGCGTGACAGGTGACTCGATCGCTTGCTGATGAGAGATCAACAGTGGCTAACGAGCCATCCCGAGACCCACGTTTACAGAGCTCCTGGTTCAAGGTCTGGTCGCGAAAACGAACAAACCTTGAGATCCAAGTTCTCTGCGAACGAGAGCAAAAGTAATCCCAGATGTTTTGCTGGCACCACTGATGCTCACACGGTTCCGCGGCGATTAACCGCGGCTTCGTCAGGGTCTTCGGCACTGCAATTAAGCGAGAGGCAGGCTCCACTGAGGAAGCCATCGAAGCCTCAAACCACTTGCAGGCGTCTATCCATTCACGCAGACTGGAAAATCCACAGTATGCGTAGGGAAACACGGACTCCAATCGGTGTGACCAGTTGAGCCAGGCATATTTGTTACCTGACGCTGGTTTGATTGAAATCGCACCTGGACCGTGCCTGAAATTCCACTCCCCAAAGTCGTAATGACCGAGGGTGGTACTCAAAATACCTGACACGATGTCTAGGTATTCGAGGAAGCGCGTGGCGTCTGCCCGTTTCTCTTCGGGCAGTCCGGACACCCTTTGCAGGTAGAGGGGGCTCTTCGCGAAACCGCGGAAAGTCTCCACAATCTGTTGAGGGTCCGGGGCCTCTTCCGACCAGAACGAATCTGGCGTCGGTAGAGAAGCGTCCACGCGGACGAAGCTGTCGATTTCGTTTCTAACAGCCTCGTCACTACAGCGGAGCTTAGTCTTTTTAGCGCCATACAGTATTTGGCGCAGAAAGTATAAAGCTTGCACATCGTAGTCCTCCTTCAGGCTTCCGCGAACGTCGAACACACGTAAGTACAGCTCCTTCAAAAATGAAGGCACCTGTGCGTGTCCTGAGCTCTTCCCTCCAAGGGGGAGTCCAGAACATCCGTACGTACCGTTTGACAAGCATCGATCAAGGTGCTTGCCCAACGAAGGGAGGTCCACGAGATAAACTCGCACACCTCTCTTCTCGACGACGCGTGAAAGCCGCGCTTGATCCTTTTTCAGCGCTTCTTCCATTGTCGGGTAGGCATACAGGGCGTCTCGGAAGATCGCCCCGTATACCTTGCTCAGTTGTCCAAGGGCGAGCTCGCGCTCGCCCTTACCATGGCTTTTAGACATATTTGGCCTTTCCAGGCTGAAGATGTCCCTGGCCACGATTGGTGACACCCAGGGCGGGGGTCTCTGACAAAGAGGCCACCGTCCGTACTGCCAAGTCTTAGCTCTCCCAGCCCATCAGGCTGTCAAGGAACGCATTCGTAGATGCGATGGCTTTGTCTGCCATCGCGTCAACGTTCCCCACATCGAGATCGTCAGGTTTCTGCTCGATCACGAAGTAGAACTTCCGTTCGAATTCGTCGACGTCTCCGTCGGCGTAAACGGTCTCCACGAGTTCGACGTTGTGTCGATCGTAGGAGGGCTTGGCCGCCGTCGCCTTCGTCTTGGAATGACGAATGCGCAGGCGAAATTCCGACGCGGTGTCCTTCAGCAAATACTCGCTGGAGTACCCGTCCTGGTTGATCAGCGTGAGGACTTTGTCCGTCACGCCAACCGTGATCGTAATCGTGTTACCGATCATGCGACAACAAACCTTCTATTGTTAGGTGTCCCGGACCATACCCAGTTCTATGGGGCCGCGCTTAAGTTAGCGGTACGTTTGGTGCGGATAAGACACTTTTACCCATCAGGGGGGTGAACCCCCGCAGGGAACAATGTGAAACACAGTGGCATGGGTGGGCCTCGTAAAGCCTACAGTGGGGCGGCACATGGACGTGCAGCCTCCCCAGAGCAATGCCACAAGTGCGTGAAGACTGACTAGAAACCGTACGTGCTCATGATCTTGAGGGCGCCGTTTGGAACGGTACCCTTCGGATTGGAGCCCGCGAGTCGACCCTTCACCGGGCTGACTCCCTTTAGGACGGCTAAACTAGCCAGGATCGACCAG